TCGATTATAGAGCCAAAAAAAGAAGATCCCAAGGATCTTCTTTCTATTTAAGTTCTACTTAAATTATTTTACTGTGCGGGAAAGTTAATTGGTTTTTAAATGCGTATATAATAGGAAGAAAACCTATTAAATAAGGATATATGCGTGTAAGGTTTAGACGGTAAAACTCACATAAAGTTACTAAAGTTTACACTTATTGCCCCTTATTTGCCCCCTTTTTCATAAAAAGACTTGGCAGCATGAGCTACCAAGCGGCATGAAAAAAACAAAAACATTGAACGTTAAAGTCCAAAAGTACATATATAGTGTACCTCTATTTAGATTAAATGTCTAATGTTATATCAAGGGTACACAAAAACCCCGACTAAAAGTCGAGGACAGTTCGAGAATATTCATCGAAAGACGCCAAGTATTCCGAAGAATATGTTATCACTTATCGTGGAGATTAGCAAATATGAAAAAGAGCTATGAGATAACCTCGTAGCTCTTTGCCTATGATGGACTTTAATTATACCAAATAAAAAAAGCCCCAGCAAGACGCTGAGGCTCGACCACTACCACCATGATATCCCTACTGTGGTCTGAGGGGAGGTGATATACTCCTTTTCGTTATTTTAGTTTGCGTGGTCTTGATTAAGCGAATGATCCGAACGACGTTACACGTCGCCCATTCTCTGATTGTCCAACTGCGACATAGCGACGATTTCCAGACCCCCCAATATAGCTAATCCAGATATAGCCATCAACGTCACACCAACCATCATAGTTGATAGCTTCGCCAGCTCCATAGACTGCCACGATTTCAGCACCCAGACCGGCACCAGCTCGAACGTTAAGAGCTGACACTTCAACAGTAAATGTCCCGGTTTCCTCGTTAATAGTAATTATACCATCAAATGGAGCTGGGGTTGGTGCAGGGGGTTGTGATTGGGTGTCTGTGGGGAAATAGAACCAGCCCACAATACCGTCAAAATTGCGTGTATTGTAACGTGCGGGACCGCCGACATATAGGCTGTCAGCATTTCCGTCAATGTTTTGCTCGATTGTTCGCATGGTGTAGCCGTCTGAATCTTCGATAACCAGACCAGTGTGCCCGTATGAATGTCCTGCGATGTAAGTGGTATCCATGACGAATACAGCCCCACGACGTGGGCGGCTGTCGAGGTTGCCTTCTTGGTTATACTCGACCTCATAGCCTGCTGCTGCTGCTGAGTTGAGCAAGTCAATAGCGTTACCCCAAAGAGCACGGCCAAAGAAGTTAATTGAGATAGAGTTAGGCAGATCAACACACTGTGTCCCGTAAGCTCCATCAGCATCAGTACCGACACCAGCGTCAGCTAGATTTTCTGCGAATTGAATAATGTCATTATCTGTTGCCATATTAGTAGCCCTCCTTATCGTTTCGTGGTTCGTGGTAGCTCAAAGCTTGCTCACTATCTCCGAGGCCTTTGGTAGTTGGGTCTGGAATGATATTTAAGATGTTTACAATTGTCAAACCTACCAAATAAGGGTTTGATACAAACTTACCAAACAAGCTGAATACCGCATCCCAACTTGTCAAATCTTGGAAATTAATTCCAAAGTAAGTCAAGATAGGTAGTGCAATTGCAAGCGCTACACGGTACAAAAATGCTTTGTTTTTTGCGTTAAAACGAATAGACCAGTTAATTTTCATGTTAATTCCTCACTTCTAAATTAATGTATTTTTTATAAAGGGCATCAATGTACCCATTGCCACCTAATTTCTTATAGCTGGAGTGCATCTTGTGGATCACATCCGAATTGTGGACAGTGGTATATCCACGCTCTAATTCTTTGGAAATGTCACGCTCTAGGCGCAGATACATGGTAACAAGATGTGCTTCATCATGCACTACCAGCTTGTCATTTAACTCGTTGATTTTATCGCCGTTGAATTTACCTAAATCTTGAACGACTTCAACCGATTCTTGAATAGTGTTTAACTCTCCTTTAAGCTCACTGAATTGCTCTTTGTTTAAGTTAGCTGACTTGCTAGCTTTCATCCCAAACCAACCAGTCGCAACCACCCCAACTGTGGGGGCTAGGTGAGCTATTAGCTCAGAAACATTCAATGTACTGTACCTCTTTTATTTATTTAACCCCCATTTTTTTAAAATAAGAAATTCTTGATAATTTCGTCAGCAATGACCTTGTGTCCTAAATCGCCCGGGTGGCTCGCCACACCAGCATTAGTGATGGTGTAGTTAGAACCATCTGGAAGCCTCAACACCTTGCCCATTTCGGACTTGTACTTGGCATCTTTAGAATACTGATAGATGTCAACGAATGTAACGCCCAACGGCTTACAGATACGCTTGATTCTTTCGACAAAATCCGGTGAAGCGTAGTAGATCCCTACCCAATAGATTAGAGCCTTTGGCGATGCCGTCCTAATCCAGTTCACAAGGTTAGGGATATCCGTTTCAAGGTTCTTGCGTTTCTCATCAGTATTCAAGTTATCACCGAACTGCAGAATGACAATGTCTGTGTCTGGGCCTAGTGATTGCTTCATTTTGCTATCAAATGTCCCACGTCGATTGTTTGGATCAGATTCCCAATCTGCACCATTACCACGCTCAACCACTGCGCTTGGGTTCTTAGACAAGATATAGTTTTTAACAAGAGTGAAGTAATCCTTATCTGGTGCACTTGCAGCCATCCCCATCCCCTTAAGCCATGGATGGCTCAAGATTGAGTTACCAAACACAGCTACACGGCTAGGAATGTTTGAAACTGTTGATAGATTGCCATTGTTATCGACTAACAAGCGGAATTTAGTACCGTTCGGGCTTGTAATCATTGGTGTTTTCTTGAAAAGCTCTAATTCAGTAACAATCGGTTCAATCTTATCCGTCTTCTGTTTCAAAACCTCTACTTTCTCATTAGCGCTCTCGTTAGCTACACGATAGCTGAATGGAATAGCTTGCCCTGTTTCGTACATAATCTTTCCAGAATACCCAGCATTGTTAGTAACGTGTTGAGCGTCTTGGATCAAATTGCGTTCACCCTTCGAAGCGTAAACACGATTGTCATGAGATTCAAAGAATAGTTGTTCACCGAAGAAGATTTCCTTATCTTCGCCACGGACATTAAGCGTGTTATATCCAGCTGCAAGCTGTTTCTGGAAGACTCGAGGAGATACAATCAAATCATTCTGGTCAATGTTCCCGATGGCAAAGTTGTATGTACCTGCATCCTTGACATAAACGTTGATTGTGTCAATGAAGCCACGGCTCTTGTCCCATTTTTTGGTAGGACTCATATACCCGAGATTGTTAATCGTCGTTACTTGAGTCGTATCAATGCCAGTGATGTCTGAGCCAAACTGCACTTTTGACGTATCTGGCATGACGAATGGCACCTTTGAAGCAATGGCACTAGAGCCAAAATCAAGGTTTTCAAGATAATGAGCTTGAGCGTTTCCGCCTTGGATAACCTTTGTAGGTTCGTCTGAGGTCAAGCGACTAATGAGGATATATCCGTTGGCTTCAGGAGTGAAATCTTGATTGACTAGCACGTCTGTAGTAGAGAATGTTTTAAGCTTCTTACCAGAAATGTCGAAGTAATGAGTGAATACCCCACGGACATTTTTCAGTCCATAAGTCACGCCAGCTTGCATGTATAGTTTGGGATAAGTGCCCCAAGTCGGTGCGTCGTATGTCCCGTTTCCACTACCAGACCAAGCCTTCCCGACCTTAAATGTGCGTTCATCAACTAACTGTTTAACAACATTAACGAAACTGAGCTCTTCAGGCTTAACATCTAGTGTCAATTTAGGAATTTTGAGGGAAATATAGCCGTCTGGAAGATTTGAAAAGTCAACGTTTGCCTTCTTCAAGTCTTCAAGAGAAGCGTTAAACACTCTTGCGGTCTCGTCTGGTTTAGAAGATACGTATAGCATGCAATCTTCTGGTGGAATGTACTCTGTAGTGATTAAATCGTCCGTTTCAGAGAACTTTTTAACAAGTCGTCCGCCATCGCTAGAAATCGCAAACGAGAAGATCCCACGGATATTTGATAGATAGTATTTAAACCCTTTTTTAATTGGAATTGGCATGAATCGGAGCCATCCATTAGAGGCCCATGTCCCAATTGATGTGTTGTTCCAAAGATAGACTGAGCCTTCAATCTTATCTCTCAATAACTGCTCGATTGATTCCGTGAAGTCGATATTGTCAGCTGTCACTTCATCAACATTAAGCCCTCTGGATTGATAGACACCACCTTCCTTCCAGTGGCGGTCTCCCTCATTGAAGTAGTACCATTTCCCTGTGTTACTTGCTACTACGATACCGTTAGCGCCGTTTGGATAAGTACGCTGGATTTCTTCCAACGAGCTAAGAACGGCCTTAGGAGCGTTTGACGAAATGGCATTGAGTTTTGACTCAACCCATTTAGTGCTGGCTTTCCCATCAAGATTCTTGGACATGTTGTCGAGCCTGTCTGGGAGCGTGTTATACGTGTCCCTTGACTTCACGACTTCCATGTCAGTATTTCCACTCTTAGCAGCGTCATCATAGGTAATTTCCATACCTCGAGCAATCGCTTCTCGAACATCCGCACCCTTAGTTTTCTTACGGATAGCGTCAACAAGGACGCTGATTTTATTAGTGTTTTCAAGAGGGGTCACATCATCATATAGATTCAAGCGTCCCTCTGCTTCGTTTTGTGGCATTAAGCACCTCCTAATTCGTTTCGTAATCGAGCGATTTCAGCTTCTAACTCGCTGATACGTTGAGCACGCTCTTGTTGACTCATGTTAAATGCTGAGAGTTTAGCGTCGTAATCAGCCTTAGCTACATTGTAGTCTGCAAGGGCTTTATTATAAGCTTCACGGTCAGCATCCGTCGCATTAGCCCCTGGAGCTGTCGGAGCTTTTGGCTCAACAGGTTTAGACTGACTAACAGATTTAAGAGCAGCCAACTGAGCATTCAACTGCTCTAGCTTCTTCTGTTTAGCAGCTATTGACTGGTCTAGCTTGAGCTTTTCAATCGAGCTATCAGCTTCTTGCGTCTGCAATTGATAAGCCGATAATGATTGGGATTGTGAGCCGATAGTTAAATCAACTGACTGTGGATTGAGTATATCAATTTTCTTTTCCAAGATTTGCAGTGTTTCAATCCCTGACAGTGGTGCATTGATAATCTTGTGCTTGTTCCCAATTCTGAACTTGCTATATCGACTATCAATCAAGTAACGTTCAACTGCTGAAATCGTCCATTTAGCTAGTGCAATCTTCTGATTCCTCAAATACTGCTTACCACGAGCCAAGAGAATGCTGGGATTGTCGATTTCCGTCCAGATAACAGATTTCCGAATGAATCCAAACTCTTTAATCAAATCTTCATCGGCAAGATACATTTTCCCGTCATTGACGCTCCTAATGTCTAACTGTGCCCGTGTGACATCAGGGCTCTGGTCTTCGTCCTGCCCTTGGTTTTGGCTCTGTAGGTCCGCTCCAATTGGTACAATGATTGTAGCGAGACCGTCAAAATCAACTTCTCGACTAGCAGATTTGATGTTTTGGCCTAGTTTAATTGGGCTTTCCTTAGTGACTCCAATCTCTTTAGTCCAATCTACATACAATCTCGTATTAAACTCTCTTAGCGTGAGATATCCGCCGATATTGTTGATGATGCGTTCCTTAACGGTCTCCCAACTCGAATCATAGCCAATATAGCGGAATGGACGGTCTGACTTACCGTGAACAGTGATATTCCTTGGTGTGATCCGCTTAAATTCCTCGATTTGAACATTTGCGGAATCAAAGATTATTTTGAAATAGTCCTCAGCACCCTTATTAGGCAGTTTTTGAAACCATTGAGCAGAATCGTGGAGATATGACAGGAAGTCTTCACAGACAACTTTTTGAACGAATCCGTTCGTTGACATCTCATTAGCCATCGTTAAAACTCTACCGACAAACTCAACCTCGTTGTCCCTCAAATTGACAACTTCGATGATTGATTTAAACTGAACCATTTTCTGGTACATCGTATGGTCTAACGGAATTGCAAACTCTAACTCGTGGATACTGTTGACAGCTTGCTTGATTTCACCGTGGACAATCTTATTACCTCTAGGACTGTATGGGTCGTGAATGACTCTACGGCTTGCAGTGGTTCTATTAAGCTTGTCCCATCGTCTATCTAAAAAACTAGGCCACCAATAAATGGCATAGCCTGCCTTTTTAGCCAATTCAACAGGACGCTCTGGAACATTTATCTTTTCCCCTTCAAGGTATTCCTTCGAGCCGCTTGAAGTAACAACGTAGAAGTGAGATTGATATATACCACTGTCGCTATTGTGGTCGACCGAATTAATAGTACAGTACCAATCATCGCCCCATTTCAAAGCATCGTACCAAACAAGGTCATCCTGTCCGGACTGCTCCGACCAAGTTGGGACTTGCAATCCAGATATGCCATTGCTAGACTTTAGCCCCTTGACACGGATAGCGTAGCCTGTACTACTGACGTTGAAAATTTCAATGCTATCACAAGATACTGTCATGCCATCACCTCATTTGAGTAGTGCATTGCTACTGTGCCATTCCCTTGTGCTTCGAAATAGTTGATACCAATGTCTAATGTGAGAGCGAAATCTTTGTTCTCACCCTTTTTCAAATAGTAAATTGTTCCGTTAGCGTCTTTAAGAGTGATGTCTTCACTACAGATGATTACTGGACTGATTGATGTATCTCCAGCGTTGACGAAATAGACTGGTGTCTTCTTCTTCTCATAGCCTAAATACCATTTAGTCCATGTTGAATTGTCATTCTCAAAATCAAATGTGTCCCAAACATCATCGAAATACTCATCTTCGTGAAATGCAAACGGGTAGCACTTAAACACGATGGTAGCGACCAGATTCTTCTTAATCGGGTCGTCTGCTACTTTGATGTGCTTAACCTTGCCCATCCAGTAATAGCGACGGTCATGGGTATCTCTGAGCTTGCGTTGCGTTTTAGTAACCATGCTTGACTTAATCTGCCTTTCAGCAATCTTACGATTCTCGTAAGTCGTAAATGGCAATTTGAACTCATACGTAATTTCTCTTGACTCAAACACACGCTCTCCCAACGCAGAGGAGAAGTCAAGCTCCCCTTGCATGTAAGGGATAGACTCGACAATCTCTTTCTCGTCTGGGGTAGGTGCTTCTCGTTTCTGTAGGTACCACCCAGCGTCACGACTATTAAAATCACCGAACGATATGTACTCTTTAATTTTAGTAATCATAATCTGTGTCGTCCTTTCAAAGTTTTAATCGTATCAATGGCACTATTGAAGTTATTGACTGTGCCACCAACCAAAGCACCAGTGTCTAATACCATGTTTTGACCTTGTGCCACTTGGTCTTTGAGCTCTCCAAGAGCATCGATAACATCACCCAACAAACCGGCTGAATGTGCAGCATAGGCTTCTTGACGTGCTGAAATCGCAGCGTCTGGGGTTTTATCTCGCAAGACTTCCATCTTAAGCTGACTAGCCATATTTGAAGTAGCACCCGTTAGCATGGCATTAGCTCGAACATTGAAGCCGTTAACTTGGTCACGGATAAAATCAAGGCTATTAGCTACCTCTGGCGCTGATTCGTCAATCCCTCGAGCAATACCAAGACCAATCCACCACCCAACTTCATCGCGGAAAAGGTGGGATGGTGAGTTAATTTTGGCTTTAGCTCTTGCCGCTCGTTCCGCTTGTGCCACAAGGGCGTTAGCTGCCGCTGTAACTGCTCCGAGAGCTGAGTTCATACCTGCTGCAAGCCCTTGGCCTATGTAAGCACCGGCTGCGAAGAAGGCACCGTAACCGCTACGGGCTGCGGCTGCCGCTTGGTTAACCGCTGCTTGAGTAACTGCAACTAATTGCTGACCGCTTGATTGCATAGCTGAAACCATTTGAGCGCCGCCTGTTCTTACTGCAGCAACGACTTGATTCATGCCGTTTCTGACTGCTGACACGATTTGATTCATGAACGCTTGCGTGCTAGCAACCATTTGCATACCGCTAGAACGTAGAGCTGCAGTCATTTGCATAGCACCAGACGTTACCGCTTGGACGGCTGACATCATGCCTGCACTTACTGCCATACCAAGCGACATCATTGTAGCTTGTAAAGTCATAGCTGCTGCCCCAACGGTAGCGAACACGCTAGCTAACATCATGACTTGAGCACTTACCATAGCAAGCCCTGCTCCAGCCATTTGGGCTGAACTAGCAAGCATAGCAAGCTGACTAGATACCATGGTAGCCATCATGGAAACCATGCTGAAACCAGTCTGAGCGGTCATGAGCTGAGCGCCAAACATGGTCACTGCTGAGCCTGCCATCATGAGCTGTGATGTCATTTGCATCAAGCTAGTAGCAAACATCATGAATTGAGTATTCAGCATGGTTAGTGAAGTACCAATCATCATGAATTGCGTACCTACAAGCGTTAAGCTAGTACCTAGCATAGTTGAGCTAGTAGCCATCATGGTCATGCTCGTAGTGATCATAGTCAACTGTGTAGCTAACATCGTTAAGCTAGTAGTTAGCATAGTCATGCTTGAACTGATAGAAGTCATGCTAGCAGTAAGCGTCATTGAAACTGTACTGAACTGAGTTAGACCAGCCGCAGCAACCATCAAGGCTGGTGCTAGTGTCATGATTTGTGTTCTAAATGCCGTGATAGGGGCTACAATAGCCGTTAAGCCAGCTAGCGATTGACTAGCTTGATTTGAGAATGTACTGAATGCAGTCCCTGCTGTGGTCAATAACGATTGTAGGTTCGTGAATGAGGATTGAATGCTTGTAATCGTGCTTGAGAACGATGTCAATCCAGATACAGCGCTAGACGCTGAGCTAGACACCTTGCTCATACCATTACCAAGATTGGCCATACCAGTACCAGCTTGAGCAAGTCCCGCTGAGTTATTACCAATCGACCCAACTCCCTTGGCTACTGCTGCAAGAGATGCAGCCATGTCTCCAAGATTAGTGTTGGTAATCTTGACCACACCATTGGCAAGCTGGTTGAATCCAGACCCAGCTTTCTGAGCAGCGGTACCGATTGAATTGAACACATTAGCAAGACTATTCAATACGCTACTAATTGCACTACCAGCGGATGTAATAACGCTTGAAACACCTTCAAACGCCGACTTAATGCCGTTTCCGATACCTTGCGCCGCTGTACTGATTGATGTCCCGACCGATTGCACCACGCTAGCAATACCCTGCAAAGCTGCACCGATAGCTGAACCGGCAGCGGAAATGACACCAGAAACACCACTTAGGGCCGTACTAATAGCCGTACCGATACCCATTGCGGCGGTAGCAATTGCCATTCCTGCTGCTGAAACAACTGAGGCAATGCCACTAAATGCAGCACTAATCACACCACCGATTGCCGTGATGATAGGAACAATTTGAGTGATAGCTGTAACAATAGCTGAAATGATTTGGGTGATTATAGGGGCTAATGTCTGAACGACTGTAACAATGGCTGAAATCACTTGACTGATTACCGGTGCCATTGTTTGAACGACTGTAACGATGCCTTGAATCAAGGTCATAATGACTGGTGCCGTTGCTTGAATGGCTTGTACGATTACTTGTAAAACCATTGCAATCTGTGGTCCGAATTGCCCGATTACTTGAGCAACTTGAACTATACAGTTTGCGATAACTGGAGCGATTGCCACGATAGCATTAGCAATGATTTGAGCTACGGCTGTAATCGTATCCCCAATAATTTGAACAATCGGAGTTACTGCTGTAACTATCTGGCTAATCGCAGAACCTAGAGCGGTAGCCAATCCGCTAAAAGCGTCAATGATAGCTGGCAACGTCCCTAAAATAGACGTCCAAGCATTCCCAAACGCCGTAATCGCTGGAGCTGCATTGCCTAGAGCAGTGCCGATAGCTTCAACCAATGGCGAAAGTTTGGCGAGTCCTGGTGCAGCTTCACCGACTGCCTTAATGACGATACCGAATGCCGTACCAAACGCTTCAACGATAGACCCAGCTGCCTTACCAATAGATTCAACAACAGTTCCGAACGCTGAGCCAATAGAACCGATAATCTGTGAAACACCGCTTGCATGGCTTGCTAGTAGTGAGAATGAAGCCACAATCAATGCAATCGCTGCACCGATTCCGATTGCTGCGATAGCAATACCAGTAGCGAATGAAAGTATTTGAGCTGAACTTAGTCCTTTAAGACCTTGTAAGGCGAATTTCAACCCTTGCCCAAAACCTTTGTAGGTCTCGGCAATGCCTTTGAGCAGGGCTGTCAACACTCCTTTTATCGCATTCCCAGACGATTTTATGACGTTTGACATCCCATTGAACAATTGAGCAATAGTTGACTTAGAACGTCTAGCGCTGTTGGCAGCTTGCTCTGTTCCTTCTGCTGCATCCTCTCCGAATTTTTTGAATGGATTTAGACTCTGGATGAAGTCCAAACCTTTCAATGCAACACCTACCGCTGAAATACCAGCTTTGGCAGTCATGAAACCTGCTACCATTGCCAAAATACCGCTAGTGATACCGTTTAAGATTCCCGGCGGTATTGAGCTGATAAACCTAGAAATTGCTGAAACGACTTGAGATATCCAGTTAACTAGCGTTCCAAGAGCTGAGCCAATGCCTGCAATAATCGACTGCATTTGTGAGCTACCCAGCACCTCACCGAATGATGAACCGATAGTTTTAAGAGCGTTCCAAGTATCTTGCACCGCTGCTTTAAACGACTGAAAAGCTCCTGTGTCAGCAAATGAGCTGATGAAACTTCTGACTGATGTAGTGGCGATGTTTAGAGCTTGTGAAATACCGTTGGCGATATCACCAATCACCGAGCCAATGCCCTGCATAAGCTTGCTACCATCAATCTTGCTAAATAGTTGCTTGATTGAGCTTGAGATATAAGTAAAAGTCGCACCAAGATTTTTCAAAGCTCCAGAGCCGCTGAAGCCTTTCCAAAGCGATTGCAACCCACTGCCAATCTTGTCAGCAATGCCATTGATATCAACTCTTTCAAGTGCATCAGTTAGCCCAACGACTGCCTTGATACCGATTTGATTAAGCTTCTCAAACTGTGGCATTAGCTTATTTGCTAGGGACTCTTTCATCCCATCGATAGCTTGGTCAACGGTCTTGAACTCTGTGGCCATCTTGCTGAAAGTGTCGTTATTCCCGACTTTAGCGATGGCGTCAAAGAAGTCTTCTGTCTTAATCTTGCCGTCTTGGACTGCTTGGACCATTTCAGCGGTACTCATGCCCATCTCTTTCGCAATGGCTGCAATCCCTGCGGGCGTTTGCTCTAGCATGAGTTTGAAGTCTTGCCATTGAACCTTAGGCTTAGCAGCCATTTGTGTCGCTTGTTGGCTCAAGGTCTTCATGGCTTGTTGCGGATTCTCTGCCGCTGCCGCAAGACCACCAAAGCCCTTAACGAGCTCTGTTGTATTCTTCGTTCCAACTGCCGCTAACTGTGAGTAAGTAGAAGCCATATCGGACGCTGAATAGATGGTCTTGGTCGCAAAGTCCTGCAACTCGCCCTTTACCTGCTTGATTTGGTCAGTAGGCATGTTAATCTGTTGCATGTTGCCTTCAAAGGTCTTCCATGCTTTAGTCGAGCTGTTAAGCTCACCAACCATTGACTTCATGCTGTTTCCTAGAGCACTAATACCGGTCATGATAGCACCACCGATTAAATTGGCACCCAACACAGACTTAAACACCGAACCAACCTTACCGGCTGAACCTTTCAAGCCTTCTAAAGCTCCCTTGATGCGTTTAGCCCCACTTTCGGCGTCCTTCCCATCGAACAACGCCTTTATGGTGACTGTACCATCTGCCATAGATTATCCCTCCTTTCTAAAATTCTTCTTCGTATTCTTCATCTTCCTCGATGATCTCGTAAGGGAGAGCATAATCCTTTTGAAGCCTACGCATTTCCTCTTTGTATTCTGCTGAGTCGCCCTTTTGTGGTTTCCATTTCCGGATTTTGATAACTTCCATGAACTTCGTACCCTCTGGAAGTCCAGAAAGTAGAGCGTTGAATTTCTTCCAGTGCAATTCACCTTGAACATCGAATAAGTCAATGCCGTAAGCCTGCAAGAATGACGCATAGATATAGTCACCATCAAAACGAATGTCATAAGGGGCTTTTTCTTGTCCGCTATTGCTTACTGTGGTCTTCATGGGGTTTCCTGCCAAGTCATACTCGACATGGTTGTCCTCGACTGTTGACAGACTGATATGTTCCTCGAAAACCTCGTTAAACACCTCGGACATTTCCTCGACAGTGAAATCTTCTAAGGTCTCACCAGTCAAAATGCGAATACCAAAATGCGGTTTGACATACTCTGGTATATCTTCATCCCTCATCATTTCAAACATTTTTAGGACGGTATCAAAAGACAAATCTAGGGCGTACTCTTTATCATCGATTACTAACTTATCCGTTAGTTTTCGTGATAGATCTAGCATGATTACTCAGCCAAATATTTATCGAAGGCTGCCTTTGAGTTTTGATTCTCAAATTCAGAACGAATGCCGGTAATAGTTTCAATCAGATAGAACATGGCAATATTTGTTGATTCACCCGAAAACGCATAGACAAGATTAAATGCTTCTTCATCGTCAAAGATTTGTGTAAAACCTTCTTTCACAAACTCCGTTGCCGCATCAATGGCAGCCTTGTTGTCTGTGCCTTGGATTGCTAAGCTCCTAGCTTCCAATTCTTTCCCGACTTCTTCCATGCGTTTAATATTGCTATCTGACATTGGGAAATTAAGTTGGAACTCACCGAAATCTACTGGGATGACATTGCTACGTTTTTTAATTACTACCATGTTTAAAATTCTCCTTTAATACGAAAAAAAGAGGGTAAGGGCTAAACCCCACCCTCTTAGTTGTCTTATCTTGTTTTATTTAATTAGTGATTATCCACCCACGCCTGGTGAGGTTGTTTCTGATGATGCACCAGAAGCGGCTACTGGTGTTCCAGTAACTCCAGAAGCTGCACGGCCAGAAGTTTCTGAACCAGCACCAGCTACTGCTGCGGCTGGTGATGAAGTGACTTCGTGTTTTTCTGGAGTACGTGACCAGTTAACTTGGAACTTGATTGTTTCAAGCTCTGAAGCTTCACCGTCGCCGACTTCAATCTCAGAAAGTCGAGCAAGCCCTTCTTTGTAAGTTTTGCCATCGGCAGCAACTTCTTTGTACCAGACAATAAGGTCGTCAGCTACAGCGTCTTCTTTATCTACGACAAAGTTTTGAGCTTTGTCTGCATAATCACGGTGGCCCTCAAACGAACGTCCACGGGATTTTGAAGTGATAACTTTTTCTTTGGTTCCATCACCGTCGAAGTATGCCACGTCATCGTCTTCTGCGTCATTCTCTGGTGCAGATTCTTTGATACCTTTGGCAATCCACATGTATTTGTCATCAGTTGGTGGAGTGTCTGGATGTTCTGAATCGAACGGTGCAATGTAATGCTTACGAATCGCATTTTTAAATTTAGCCATTAATTAAGGCTCCTTTCTACTTCAATAGTTGCCTGCAAATCAAGCAAGTAAATGTAAAAACCCTGCTCGTCGGCATCGTTTAAGCTCGGTGTCTCGACGGTCAAGGCTAAGAATGTATATGAGTTGTTTTTGCTTGGTAGCTCGAATCCGATTTTGGAAAGCTCAGTGTTTATCTTCCAAAGAATAGCGTTTAGCATTTGCTGGTCCTTTGATTTAATGGCTATCTCATACGGTAGCGATAGAATCTGGGTGCCAGCCATGTCTTCGTCTTCCACTTTGCCACCGGGCAATGGATAGACTGAAAGACTCTCGTCTTCTGAAAGATAATCGAGCTTACATTTCAACGGCAGTCCAAGCGTATTGATGAAGTTTGCGAGAACTTCTGAAAAATCGTTGTCGTTCATTAATCAACCCCCATAGCTCGAAGTGCGACCTTGCCCCACTCTTTAGAATATTTAGAAGATGCCTTCTTATCCCAGCGTTTACCAGTTCCGGGCGTAGTGTATTTGCTGAAAGTCCAACTCTTGTTTTTGTTGTAACTAGACCCATAGAATTGAGCCCTTGCATAAGGTCCCGGATATCTAATGCCATCGCTAAAAGCTGAACCGCTACCGCTCAAGGTTCCATCTCTACGAGGGATGAACTGTTCCATGTCATCTATCATTTGGCTAATCATGGCAACCTTTCCACGTCTGACCGCTTCAGGACTGCATTTCTTTTCAAGCCCTTGCAAGTCAACCTTAACGGTTACATTAGCACCCATTAGATCACCTCGATTTCGTAACAAAACACTTTGTTTTTCCTTGGATAGTAAACTGGAATGACGGAACGAATCTTATAATCTCGTTTGCCGTCGTTAATCAAGCCATTTTCAAAGCTTTCATCAAGAACCACTGGGCAATATTTCGGATAGACGAATAAAACACTGGGTTTTGATTGACTACGATTGTTAGTTGACCCGCTAACATTGAACTGTCTATCAAATCTAACGGGTTTTAGGGTTGTGGGCTCATCATATGTTACTTTTCCCCAAACATCCGTTTCACCCGTTAGTTTTTTGATTGTGACAGCGTCAACTAGCATGCGTTTATCTATCATATCCCACCGCCTTACAACCAAATCCAGCCAATGTCAGCCAGTTTAGAGCGTCGAGGGATAGATTGTACTTCTGGCCACCGTTAGACGACTTAGAGCCGTTCTGATAGCTTACATGAGTACGTCCGACAGTCATGCTCGCTAGTGAAGTCTTATCTTCGGCAGTCATCACACCGCTTGAATCGAGATAAGTGATTTGGTAAGCTACCGCCTTCTTCACCGCTTGTTTGCGTGGTTCAAAGTCTGTTTCAAAATCGGTGAAATCGTAGAAGTTTTTGATATACAAATCAACAATGAGCCTAGCTCTAGCTGCTAGCTTTTCAAAGTCTTCTACGTCTTCAAAACCAAGTTTTAGAAATTCTGTTTCGGTTAAATATGTCATTTAACCACCTCCTTCTGTTATTTTAGGAGGTCTAAGAGTTCCGTTTTGGTAAGTCCTGAAATACCAGTCAAACCTCGTTGTTGTGCGATGATACGCAAGTCAGCAACAGTCTTGTCTTCTAGTGTTTCAGTCACTTCTTCTTTAACGTCATTAACGGGTGCGTCTTGCTCGCCGATAGTATGACGACGCATTAGCATTCCCATTAAGCACCTCCGAATTTAACGACTTTTGAATCATCGTAAAGGTAAACACCGTAATACTCATCACCAGAATATACAGTGGTCTTTTTCAAGATGTCACGGTCGTTTTCAATCATGACATCACGTTTCAAGTTGATCACGAATGCTCCGTATTTGGCATCGTCGTCTGTGTCTGTTTGAAGTGAAGACACTTTAACGAGGAAGCCTTTTCCTTCTTCGACTTTCTTAGTGCGAACGATTTGCACGCCAGCTACTTCACCGAATGTGCCAGAAACGACAACACCAGCTCCAACTTCTGAACCTTTGAGCCAGTTTTGACCAGCGTCAGCACGCAATTTGATAGCGTCTTTCGGATTAATAAGTGCCACATAACGAGCGTCTTCTTCGTCAGCGAAGATTTCCAAGGCTTTGTCGATGTTCGCTACTGAAACAGGGGCTTCAGTAATGTTTTGAGTAGCAGTTTTAGCTACTTCCACGATGTCGTTGTCAACTTTATTAGCGATAGCCAATGCAATTTGGTTAGTTGCTTCACCGTAGACGTTGCCATGACCGACCAAAGCAGCCTTATCAGTGATTTCGATAGCTTTACCAGCTTGTTTAATTTTCATCTTAGTTTCTTTAGTTCCAAGTTGGTCGATAGGAATTGCAGTGCCTTCAGTAATATCCGTGGCATCTCCTGAGTATGTCCATTGTGGGACAGTCAATTCATCCCCTGGTCGACCTACAAGAGTAGTGTCGATAACTGCAAGAGGTGTGAATTTGATAAGTTTAGGCAATTTAGCTGAAACCATGTCAGCCATAACCTGTGGATTGATGACTTGTGCAGTCGTTGTTGTTCCAAGAACCATAGATTAAATCATCCTTTCAATTGTTGATATAGCTCTGGGTCTTTATCAAAAAGCTCTTGACGCTCATTGATACCCATACGTTTAAAATCTTCTTTAGTGAGAACATTCTGGCTAGCAGACGGATTCCCACCGGCAAAGATTTTAGGTTGTGCTGCTTGTTCTTCTTGTTTGAAAAGATATGGACTTGTTTCTTTCAACCCTTTAATAACCTTGTCTAGTTTGGGTTTACCAGCTTCATCAAGTTCGATTTCGTCAAAATTGATGAATTTAGCAAGGTCATCCGAATTGTGAGCATCCACGTCTTTCAAAGCCAGACGAATAGCGTTTGATTTTGTAACTTGGGCAAGATTGGCTTCATTCTCAGTCTTGTAAGTGTCAAATTTGGCTTGTAAGTCCGTCAATTGTTGCTTGAGTTCCTCACTTGCTCCCTCTTTAGCTTGCAAGTCGTTGAGTGCTTGGCTTTGTTGCTCAAGTTGTTGTTTAAGGCTGTCGTTTTCGGCTTGTAATTCAGATTTAGCTTGTGCTTTGGCGTTCTCAATCCCAGAACCGTACGCATTCATTAAGGAATCAATAACTGCTTTATCTGTAATACCAGCTTCAACTAACATGTCACGTTTCAAACTCATGTTTAAAACTCCTTCGTTTTACGTCCAAGGGACTGAATTTGCCTAGTTTTACGACATTCGACAGGTCAAATAGAAAAACCGCATCAATTTGATACGGTTTGTTTTTTATTTTGGTCTTCCTCGCCCGTCTAATTTACGGATTTCAAATCCGATTATTCCGTAGCTTTCAAAATTGGCGTTTACGCAGCTTTATCTCTGCTTCAGCTTCTCTCAAAGGGTCGCTGTAATAGCGTTCTCTCGAGTAATCACGATGCAAGAATGGGTGTTGTGCCAGATATGACCTCATGGCCGCTTGCTTAGACTTAACTTGCCCTTTGTATTTGTTTATCAAGTCTTCATCTTCAAGCTTGTTAGCAACGTGGAGCAATTCCTTTGATTTTCTGATAGAGCGTTCAATAGCCCTCTGCTTAGATTGAGCATTAGCGTTCTCTACCGCTTCTTCTGGCGTTAGGCTTTTCAAGTGGTCTGGTAAGTCTGGTTTATAATTAGCTCCAGGAATAAACGGTGTCATGGTATGGCCACAGTTAATGTCTTGGCACCCTCCGTGCTTACCGTAGCCGTAATCGTCAAGGGCAAAGATTTTCTCGCCTTCTTCCACTCTAGCTTGGCCAGTCGTTACAATCTGATGCTGCAAAGGTGCGCACATTTCACGAGCCGCAGGCTTCATCGAATAATAGAATGTATCAATTCCTAGCTCATCAGCCGGTGCCTTCCTCGCTTCACGGTAGACACGCCACGATGTAGTTTTTATGATCGTCCTAGCGTAAGCATCAGCTCTCCAACGTTTGCCACCCTTGTCAGTAAAACCATAGAAACCTCTCTCGGCCCATTTCATCACTGTGGTTGAAATAGCCTTGTCTGGATTCATTAAGCCGGTGATTACTTTTGCGACAGCTTCCTCAACGATATCTTGATAGACCTTTCTGACGCTCTTAGGTAGCGTGGTATTGATAAGATTGTCGATATCTCCTGTTGTCTGATTAACATAGTTTGCTAACGTGGTTTGGATAAGGTTATTGGTAATAAAATCACCACCACCCATTGATTCTAATAGTTGAGTTTTAGTGTCCTTGTATACCTTATACCCTTCGTTCTCAATAACATACCTTAGTTGTTCTTCAGCAATCCCGGAATATCTAGCAATGAGCTTGATGTTGTCTTTGTTAAGCAAGCCCATCTCACTCATTTTCTCAAGCTGCCAGATATAAGGGTTGTCCTCAAGACTAGCAGTCCCACGCTCTCTAATTCGGTCAACTACTTGGTCAAACAAGTCTATCGTCATTTGATGGTAGATGTCAGCGACACGGCTAGCGTCTAGCATTAATTGCTGGTCATTTAGCTTGATAGGTTTTCTCTTAGCCATAACCTATTACTCCCCGTAGATATCGACCTCTTCACTCGTCCTAAAACTATCAGCACTTACCATGGTTTCATCATTGATTGCTTGATAAATCTCCTGTGCTTGTTCTTCGGTCACGTTAAGAGTTTTCTCAATTGCCATGACCTTCGGTGCGAATCCAGACGCTACCATCTTAGACCAGTAATCAAACTCAGCGTTTCGGTCAGTGAACACACCATCGTCTAAATCCACACTGATTTCATCCATGGTTGGAATTTCACCAGCGTAGAGATTGTAGACTTTGGCAAGCTCTAGGATTGAAATGACAAGCTCTTTTAATGATTGCTCGACAAGAGTAGCGATAGAATTACGCATTTGATATGTGTCTGATTGCTCTGATACTACCTCAGTAGCAGTCTTCATACTCTTACCGTCGAAGCTAAACATACCAGCGGACACGCCTAGTTGCATCTCAAACAAGCTCAGTCCTTTGTTGATTGCCTTGATATAATCATCCGAACGGATATCAGTGGTAAGGTCAGTAATGCCAATACCTTTATCCATATCCCCGCTATCGAATTGTTCATAGACATTGTGGCCTGTTTCAAACTCACGTTTGACTGTGACCTTCTCACCACTGGTGTCGTACTCAGTCTTAATCATTTGAGTAGGTACTGCAACCCTACGCTGACCCATCTTAACTTCCCACATAAACTCATCATAAGTGGTGTTGATGAAGTCCATCGTAGTTTTAGCGTTGTCAAAGATAGACAAGCCTAGAGAACTGTTAATGTCCTTGTTATTCATGCCTGGCGGTTTAAGGTACGTAAATAACGGTCTTGTAAGTCCGTTTATCATGACAGTTTCCTCTAAATCCTCATAGAGCATTGATAAAGGTACACGTTGACCGATGCGAGTTTTAGATTCAGACTCGTATAGCTCATTGCTGATTGTGTAAGTCTCTTTGCTCCACTCATGGAATTCGATAAGACTGTAGTATTTTACTTTCTGCCCTTCCGTCTTGAGTGTTTTAGTCACAATAGCAGCACTTGATACGTCTTGAGTGTTTGATTGTAGTGGCAAGAATACTGGTGCTTGCACGAATGACACTCTTACACGGTCATCGTCAACGTATGGACGCATTGCAAGACCGCCAAGAGCAAGACAGCTCTCTAGGTAGCGTTCAAAGTTCTTGCTAAATCTGTCAGTCTTAAGTGTCTCATTGATGAAAGTGTCAGCCGTTTCGTTATCGACTTGAATCTTAGCTTGCTCATTGAATACCAGACTTGCTACCTTCTTCGATGCCGTCCGTCCGATAGGCAAGTGGTTGAAATCACGTTTCAAATATGTCCCGTTACTGTCTCGATAGCTCACACGGTCAAAGCTACCTGCGAAATAGCGTAGATTGTCCATGATACGACTGTATTCTTCTGGTGAGATAGCGATTTTTGGGTGGTCGGTGATACTGTTTAGACTTTGATTAGTCATCACATAATTACTCCTTTTGAAAAAGTCCTTAATGGTCTGTATAATTCCCATTCTTTTTTTCTCCTATGCTTTAAGACCGAGGTCTCTGGCATTATCTAAAACGAAATATTTAAACTCATCGACTGTGTGGTCATCCTCTTTAATAACTTTTGGATCATCAGAATGTATCGTCTTTTCATCGTATCGATACATCTTATGTTCCTCGTAGAATATCTTGTTTGCTGGAATGTCTAAGTAATAGAAACGCCCCTCAGCTAACAGACTGATAACCATATCAATCATGGTTTGATTCTTCTTCTTAGCTACTGGATGCCATCGCTCACCAAAATCTTTGAAGTATTGGTTTCTCAAAGCACCTTCAGCACTATCAATGGTCATGCGTAGCTTTGGCACTCGGTACTGTTTAAGTACCTTGTCGATGAAGTTACTAACCATGACAGTCAGCTCGCTAGGCGCCTTCTTAACCACTTGACCAGCCGGACTGTAATAGAATGTATCTAACAGAATCACATTGCACTTTGCAGTCAGACCATAAGCACCGCATGCAGTCGCTGATTGTTGGTGTCCTGTATCCATTGCGAAAGATATACCTATCACCTTGTCATCATCAGGGAGGCTCTCTAGTGGCTTAAAGTAGTTCATGTTGTAGACATGATTACCAAGCCCTATCACCTCTCCTAGATACATCCAGCGGTAGTAGTCAGGGTCAGTCTCTTTGTACCTGGCTATCTTGGCTTTCATCTGCTTAGACAAAAAGCCTAGCTTGTCATCAAGATAGGTGCTGTGATGTATGAGATAGGTGGGGTCACCCGCTTTCTCTGCTACCCACTCATTTATCCAATCATAAGGGTTGCGTGGTGGGTTGTAAGTGAAATAGACCTTGACCTCTTTGCCGTTTGGCAATTCTTGACGGATAAAGGTATCCTCAACTATGTCAATGTCCTCACGTCCTGCAAACTCTGCCAGCTCCTCAAACCAGACAGCCATGACATAACCTTTAGCTATCTTCTGCGATTTGAGTTTCATGGGGTCGTCTACACCGTAGAAATAGAACGCTGTTCCCGTCTTCTTGTGGGTTATTTGTAGCGGTGACTTACCAAAGTGAAACTGATTAGCTAGCCCCATTTCATAGATCGCCCATCTTATCTGTTCGTAGACAGACATTCTCAGGTACTTACCAACCTTGCGTAGTACTACCACATTACCTAGAGGGTCACTGATAAAGCTGTTCACTAGGTCAATAGACACTACAGAGGACTTAGTAGAGGCACGCCCACCTTTCAGCACTACATGGCTCTTGAGGGTGTAGAGTACGTTGTCAAAGACTGGGTTAATCAGTTTGGCTAGGTTCAGTATCGCCATTGTACTCACTCCTATCAAATGTAAATCCAGTAATGACTGTGTCATCCTCATCATTAGAGCCTAGCTGAGCTTTGAGATTATCAATTCGCAAGCGTTGCTCCTCTGTTACAAGTGGTGACCGTGTCAACTCATCATAGGTCTTAATCATACCTTTAAGCTCTGACTGTGCCCTTGCTATTGCAGCTAGAGCTTTGCTTTGCTTATCCCATGCTGTATGATGTTCATAGCCTGTGCCAGCCTTTCCTGTGCTTGTGACAAAGGTGCTGGTATCTTCTATATCACGGACAAATAAAATACGCTGAGCATGCAGTAGATTAGCATAGGTCAGCGTTATATTTTCCCAGAGTATATCTATAGGGGTCATGGTTTCAACCTCATCTATCAAGTCAGAAATGCCCTCCGGGAGGTATTTTCTCCTGAGTCCATGCTTGACAGCGTTGGTATTCCCTTTAGGGGCTCCATGCCCCACAGCGTTCTTATTTCCTTTAGGAGCACCCCTTGTCTTTTTGGAGCGTTCCGTATTTTTCTTTTGGAGCGCTCCTTTTACTTTAGGCTCCCATTGGTCTTTACTTTTCCAACCTCGGACAGTGCCAGCTGAAACACCCAAACGCTCAGCAATCTCAACCAGTTCAATGTTTCCATTGTGTTCTGAATAGATTTCAAATGCTTTGTCTCTGTTGGGGTCTCTTGCTCTACCCAAGCCTCAACCTCCTTATCTTGTTTGTTTGGACAAAAAGAAAAGGGCAGACACTTCATAGGTGCCTTACCCTTAATTCTTGATACTACCATTCTAGCATAATATCAAAACTGTGCTAACAAGTATTGATTTGTTCAGTACGGTTTTGTAAAGTTCAATTTAGTTCCATTTTTCCAAAACATCATTCAACTCACAAATAGCTGTATTCCTCCAAGTATAGAAAGTAGTTCTACTGATACCCATTTTGTCACAAACATCATCAACATACATCTTAGTAATGTAAGTCATTCTGAGGACTGACCTGCTCTTTGGATTTTTCAGCTTGTTAATCAACCTACCAAGTTCAAGTTTCCTGTCAATAGCTTCCTTGGCATCTTGCTCTATTGCCTTTTTCATCACAATAAGCTGAGTATAGACATCATCAACCTTTTTGGCTTGACCGCCTTTAACCTTGTCTGCTGTCCACTTGGGGCTTGAGAGCAAACCTGCCTCAAGCTCATTGATTTCATCTATACGGCTTTGAATGTCCATATCAAGATTTTGTAGCTCATTTAGGATCTCTTTAGCCTTGTTCACTCTCCGTCTCCTTTTTGTAGTATAATAGTCGTTGTGATATGACTATTAGCTGAGGTAGAGAATGCCTTGGCTTTTTTTAGTACTGATTAAGGATTTTTGCAACTTCAATTAGCTGCAACGGCACTAGGTCTCATTTTTTACCTCACAAAAGTCAATTTCATCAAGTTTTAACTGATACAATTTACCACCAAAACGACAAACTGCAACTGGATATGAAACCTGTCCAGCTTTATAACCACCAACCATGGGGCTATCTCCATGAGTATAAGAATATTGAAATACTCCAATAAAATAGGCTCTTTCCCAATATTTACCTATTTTCGCCAAGCAATCCTCTTGAGTTTCTTTCATCTTAACTTCCTCGCCCCCTCAAATAGCTGGGAATATCATCCCCAACATTCACGCTGTCATATTGTTCCTTGCTCACTAGGAATTTCCCGTAAGCACCGCAATCAAGCGTGTAGAGTTTCCCGACCATAGATTTACCAGTGACCTTGCCATGTAATTCCACGGCATTGTCTGCCTTGTGGATAACCACGGTCTCGATAGGTCGGTTAACCACTCGTAGAACGGTAGTTACATTAATTGCTAGTGATACCAGTAGTAAAATTGTCGCTATCGTTAGCTGGTTGTCTCGTTTTCGTTTTGATAAAGTTATCATCAATCATTACTCCTTGTCTATCTTTAATATCGTTATAAGCGATTGTTAGGCATTCCTCGACGTCGTACCCGAGCTGCAAACATAAAACTACTAGCGTTACGATAGAATCCCCTATGGCGTCTTTCAACGACCATTCTGGGTCAGCGAAATCGTGAGGTTTTAGAAACACGTCTCGAATCTCGCCCACCTCTTCAGTAACCTTCATCCATTCGACTTTAGGATTGCCCTTGTCCAGTCCGCGACTAATAGCCCACTCGTTGACCTTGTCGATTAGTTCAGCAATGCCGTCCTTTGCTAGTGTATCAAGCCCTAGTAGATAGCCAACGCTAACACCGAAATACTCAGCTAACTGTTTGGCTTTGCCTATACTTATTTGATTGGTCCCGTGCTCCCATCTTAAAACCGTCAATTTTGACACTCCTATTTTTTCGGCTACCTCAACGATGGTTAGTTTTTTCTGTTTTCGTAGATGTCTAAGCTTATTCATTGTGCATCTCCATGTCTAAAAAATCTCTAAAACTTTGAAATTTGCTGTATTCAGATAATGTTTTTTCAAGTGATTCTTCCACTAGAGCTGATAAACTTTTGTAATTGCCGTACTCTTTCAAAGCTAAGATGTGTGTAAATAGATCATTGGAAATTGTAGCCTGTACTCTCTTGCTCATTCACTCCACCTCTTTCACTTCAATACCCTCGCAATCGAACACCCAGCCGAAACCAGCTTTTTCTAGCTCTTTGCGGGTGTGTCTAACTCTAAAACCGTCAATTCTTTCATTTGATGCAAAAAACCATACTTGATTGTCTAAGTTTTGATTAAGGTGAGTAGTGTATCCATCAATCCCTTTTACTCGGACCGTGTAACGTTTTCTTCCCTCGACCTCATAGCCGAACTGGTGCATGTTGATGAGGGTTGTGAGTGCGTGGCTATCATCAGCCATCAACCAATCCGCAAATTCACCTAAATTGTCACCGGGATAGACATTCGAAATATTGTAGATATCGTTAAACAAATTCGTTTCAAAATCCTCTTTGTTCTCCTCATACCATTCCACCACATATTGCGGAACGACTGGTTTCGGGAAAAATGAGTCATATAAATCCTCAGCGTGGGCTATTGAAAGACATCCTGTTGTTGCTAACTTCTGCACTGCTTCTTGTCTAGTCATCATTTCTCTCCAAAGCTCCAATTAACCAATTGAGGTTCTGGCGAGCTTTCTTCAAGTCTTCGATGCCGTTCTTCTTATGGAACCTCAGCATATACTTCATGGCATTGCCCAAGTAGAACCCCTCTACATATTCTGGGCATGCAGCGAACTGTTTGATAACCTCAATGGCCTCTAATCCGTTGTTGCCTTGATAGTGATTGGGATTGTTGATCTTATCGTTCACCATCATTCCTCCACCTTCTTAATCGTTGTTTTATATAACTTGCTGTGCATGTATTTAGTTCGAAATCTATCCAAAGCTTTTAAAGCCTCTTGCTCATCTTCGAAATAATGCGTTTCATCTAGCATGTCGTCAAAATAGACGTTAACTGTCCAACTCATTTGTTGCTCCTTTCACCTAACAGAAATCCCAGTAGAAAAACTAGGATAGGGACAAAGATATTTGATAATACATCAAGCATTAACTGACTCCTTTTGTTTTTTCTTCCAGAAAATCCCAAATGATGTGAAATTGATTTTTAACCAGTTGGTCCTGGTTGTATTTATCACAGATTTGGTTGATAGAGGTAATTGCCCAATCCCAGTATGCAGGAGTATTAAAACCAACCAATTGCATCATGCGATTACTTTCTCTCATCCAGTATGGGACTTCTTTTTCAAAAAACTCGATATAGTTCATAGCTGTTCCACCTTGATATAGATTCCCACAGTATCCGACCAGAACTTTTCAGCTATTTCACTAGCCACTTGCGCATCATCATGCCAATAACCAAGATCTGTCATGCAGTCCTTAAGTAATTTCTGCAAGTTATCCGTATCTGGTTTAGTAGTCTTGTACTGGCCATGAGTCGCTTTTTTGATTTTAGGAAATAGCCATTTCACTGTGAGGCGTATAGGTCCTTCAATTTTTTCGTTTGGTGTGTATGGAGCAAGCAAGGTTGTAAATAAGTTTCTAGCTTCTTTCAACTTTTGAGGTTCGTAGAATTGTGGCTTACCATTCACCACAGCGACTTGTTTCTGTTGGTGTGTCGTAGTTGGTATATTTTTCATTGGCAAGAAAAATTCAATCATCGTAATCCACACCCTTCCACTGGCCAGTTTCTGAATTGTAGACAATGTAACCAGCTGATCCTAACTGTCTCCAAAGCCACTGAATTAAGTCAGTCTGATTTTTTATCCAAGCATATACTTGGCTTTTATCATTATCAAATTCTTCCCCCGGCAAGGTGTGATAGAGCGGCGGCATAGTCTTCGCAACTAATAATTTTTCAGAACGTCGTTTTTGTTTTTTGTTTTTACTTCCGGCAGTACGTCCCATTTTTATTTTTTCCTTTCTTTTTTCCACGCGCCTAAGTTCAGAGTGAAGGACAGGGTTACAGGGTTACATGGGGGAGTCTTAGGCCCCCCATGTTCCTGTACCTGTTCTTCTGAACTCTCAGGGACATTTCCCAATTATCTACACTACCGAGTAGTTAGATAATCTGTCCCTATTTTTGTCCCTAGATTTTCGGGTTTGTCCCTATAGTCTATAAACCGCATGGTTGAGCGATTTCTCAGGGACATTCTCGGGTTTGTCCTTGTCCCTAGAGACACCTCAGGGACACAGGTACATTCTCGGGTTTGTCCCTCAGAGACAGGGACATT